CAATGTTGATAGATATCCAAAATGTATCAAGTTGATAGAAATTGGAGGCTTATCAGCATTGATAGATATCCAAAAGATATCAATGTTGATAGAAATTGGAGTCATATCAAGTTGATAGAAATTGGAGTCATATCAATGTTGATAGAAATTGGAGTCATATCAAGTTGATAGAAATTAGAGTCATATCAATGTTGATAGAAATTGGAGTCATATCAAGTTGATAGATTGGAGTCATATCAAGTTGATAGAAATTGGAGGCTTATCAGCATTGATAGATATCCAAAAGATATCACTGTTGATAGATATCCAAAAGATATCACTGTTGATAGATATCCAAAAGATATCACTGTTGATAGAAATTGGAGTCATATCAATGTTGATAAATATTCAATACATATTCGTGGAGATAGAAATTGGAGTCGTATCAGCATTGATAAATATCCAATACATATCAGTGTTGATAAATATTCAATACATATTCGTGGAAATAGAAAGAAATGAGAGTCGTATCAACATGAATAAAGATCCAATACATATCAACATTGATAGATTTTGGATTGATATCAGTGTTGATAGAAATGAGAGTCGTATCAGCATGAATAATATCGAAATCGTATTCTGGAAATAGAAATGAGAGTCGTATTTCCAGAAATAAATATTCAAATCGTATTTCTGGAAATAGATGATTAATGTCGATAGTAACCAGCTAAGATAAACAGATAAATATCAACAAGAATGGATTCGATTTTCACAGAGGTCGAGGAAATTATATAACTAATAGATACCGGTTTGCAGTTGCCAAAGTGAGGGGTGTCCTTTAATGCGATGATAGACGAAGGGCATTATGGAGGGGTCTTCATAGAGTTTAGGAGTGTTGGGGACTTCCTTTTCGAGGAAGGACATAAGTTTGGTGTCGGATAGGGGTTCGATGATTTGACTTATTCTGGCTTCGAGTTCACTCATCTTGGTATGTAATTCACTTGTACTGGTATGGGATTTACTTGTTGGAGTCTTAGTTCGACGCCAGGTTGCACTTTCGAAGAACTTCTTAAGATATCCGAATCGTATTGTTGTTCCCGAGAAGTCATCCGCAAAGATCATTCGAGAAATATTGGTCCGGATAAATGGAAGAAGATCTTTGTAAGATAGGTTAATACTTCCAGGTAAGATTTCTTCGGTTTCTTTGTCTAAGGGGATGAATTGATATCCAACAAAGCCATTGATGTTGGGAGAGAGGAAGTCAAGGATATGTGGAAGAAGCATGTCATCGTCGTCGAGAAAGATGACCCAATCATTGTCGGAGAGGGGTTGTTCTTGGGTTAAGAGTTCGATGTGTTGGAATTGAGACAGAGGTTTATCTCGGAGAATGACTTCGGAGTCGATATGGTACAGTTCCTTTGCTAGATGGAGAAGATTTAAAATGAGGTTCAGATCTTTGTTAGTCGTGATGGATATTACGAGTTTGAGGGGTTTTCCCAAAGCGATAACGCTTAATATCGCGTTGTACAGATAGGTGACTCCTTCCTCTGTGGTCAAGACTGATGAGGTCCAGATGTTGATCGAAATTTTAACTGAAAAGATGACAGGATTCTATTCTTCTTCCGAAGAATAGAATTAAAGATTTCAATAGAGATAATGAGAAGGATGTTGAGTTGAAGGAATTTGGAATGGGAATTAAGCGGTGGTGTCACGGGAAAGGAGTTGACCACGGGCGAGACCTTGGGAGAAGGCGTTAGTTCCGAAGATTTGACAGTAGACTTCACCACGGCGGATGCCATCGAGAAGGCTTGCGATGGTGTTAAAAGCGGCCTGACCATTGGGGGAGGTGACGGGGTTAATGTTAGTATTGGTGAGAGTTCCTTGGGAGATGACGCCATTGGACGTGACTTGAGCGACGATGGGAGTGACGCCGGGGAGTCCAGAAGTGAGGGGTGCTCCGGCGTTAAAGAGAGGGACAATGAGGGGGCCATTTTGGAAGGGACGTCCGGCGAAGAGTCCAGCACTGGTGACGAAGAGACTTCCGGGGACGGAAGAGAGGGGGAGTCCGAAGACTTCGAGACGATATCGAGCGAAGGAGAAGTCTCGACTGAACTTGATACGGAAGCGACCGAGAATTCGAGGGAGAGGGGCGGTTTGGACTTGGGAGAAAGGGATGAAAGCGGTTCCGGAGGGAATGAGAACTTGTTCAAAGGAGAGGAGGGCTTCGAAGGATCGTTCAATTGGTTTAATAGACGAATCGGTTGGACAACACGGCATTTTTAAAAGAAGAAGAAAAAAAAAGAAATGGATAACTTGGGAAGATTAAGTGAAAGGAATGGAAGTTTTAAATTAACGTTGACGGCGGCGTCGGAAACGGATAAAGAGGAAGATTCCGAGACCGACGAGAGCGAGGAAGAAGAGGATTCCGATAATTAGGAGTGTGGGCCAGATAGAGAAACCTGTCGTTGAAGGAGTTGAAGGAGTTGAAGGAGGACGGGGAGGTGGAAGTGGGGGTCCATCTGGAGGACGTCCTTGATCGAAGTTACAGTTGATGGCTTGTTGAAAGACAGTGTTTTCGATTTTACCTCCTTTTTGTGAGACGATATCTGAGACTTGTTGACAAAGTTGGATATTACAATGTTTCAGGCCCTCAATGTAGGTATCTGTGATAAGATATAGGGATTCAATTTGACACGGTTTCCACCAACAGGCGTCGGAACCGGGATTGGTATTTGATACGCCAGTTTTACTTAACTTATATACTGGATTTCGAACTCGTTGAAGACATCCACAGTCAGGATTGTCTGGAAATTTTGAGCAGTAGTTGTCCATGGCTGCGTTAACATTGCCCACAGTTTTTCTAGCACGGGCCTGTTGAACCCAGGTACGACAGACTTCACCGTATCCATCCGTGGCGACGAAACGAGAACAGATACCAGTGGGGCCCGTGGCGCCGATATTAGGATAAGGTGGGCAATTGGTGGAGGTCTGAGAACAGAAATAGGGCATAATAATGGAGTCGTAACTGGCAATGGTTTTGTCTTTATTGTTCCATGGAGTGTTGAGCCATGTCTTGATGTCTTCAGGTTTTTGGAACTGGTTTCGATCATACGTACATTTAACTAAGAAGGAGCCCGTATTTTTGGTAGTCTTATACGAATTTGGGTCATCCCACTCAATAGCGAGAGGATGAGTTCCACCGATATTGGGACAGACGCTTGGATCGAGGCCGTTATTACATGTGGTTCGGTTTGACGCATTGCAGTTTGGAATAGTACCACTGACAGTTTGTCCGGATAGATTAGGAATGGGAGGACCGAGGATCTTAGCACTGGACATGAGGTCATTAAAATCATATTGTCGAAGGTCGGGGATGCTTAGACCATTTGAACCACCGGAAAAGGTCACGGTTCTTCCTGAGTAATTTGGGTGTTCATAAAGTGTGACAATAGCATTAGGTGCAACCATGAGAGAGGTAAGCCAATCATTGGGGAAACCACTTTGGCCATCTCGGAAATCCGGGATGTTACGAGGAGAGGGTATACTGAGGTAAGGTTGTGTCCGTCCGTTAACATTAAAACCTCCTTGGAAGTTATCATCGACCCAGAAACGGGCCAGGTTACCCTCGAGAGAAGCTATTCCCGCCCGCTCAACACGAAGACTTGAAAGGCGGTCATCCCAACCGACGTCCTTAAGATTAGGAATTGTTTGTCCTTGTGTTACGCCATTGACGACATATTGATCTCCATCATACTCTTCCTTTGAGAAGAGGACTACCGAATAACCCGGGGAAACGCGAATTGCCGAAGCCCAGTTTTCGGGGAAGGGATAAGCAGGAGTACCAAGCTTTGGAAATGAAGCCGGCCCTCGGAATTCGATAGTACTGTCGGGGGTATCATCACCGAATGGCTCAGAATGTATGGTAACGATAGGAGTTCCAGGTGCACTCAGTCGATAGCTACTCAATTTGCCACTAATTTTCCCAAGGTCAGATGAGGTGATAGTTCTACCACTTGATCCTCCGGAGAAAGACTTTGATTCACCTTTGTATTCGTAGTCTTCATACACAGTGATATTTACATTGGGACCGATACATATCGATTTAATTTTGTTATCTGGAATTCCGATTTCAGGGAGTCTTGTGATTTGGCCTGCATAATTAATGCTATATGCCTTTCCAGCTCGATTGTCACCTTCATAAAATATGGCTAGACTACCATAACATGCTACAATGTTTCGAGACACCTCTTGACAACCTGGATTTGAAGGATTATCATTACAAAAACTTGCACATGCGGAAGAGAGCTTTATTGCACAAAATTTGGCATAACGTGACTGACAATATATATTGGACGGATTATTATTACAGAACGTATTACATGTAGAAGTGGGCATTTTCAATATTGATTCAAACATACAGTCCCTTTCACTTAAACTAGTCATAAAGAAAGAGTCTATTTTGGATATCGTAAAATATTTATGTCAACATTATCCAAGATATGATAATTCCAACGAAAAGAACTAAAAGTATCACCATACAGGGACTTGTTATGGAATAGTGGTGGTTGGAAGAGGGAGTCAAGTTCTTAAGATGTCGGAATTGGAAACTTCCTTGAAAGGAGTCTGGCACATTGTTTATGTCGCATTTTCCAAGAGCGGTCATTTTACGTCCCTGATAGTTTTCCCGTTCATATAATGTTAAGATGAAGTTGGCGTCATTAATCTTAAACGAACCGATCTTATTCATTTGGGGAAGGGAGATGGGACTGTTGTAGCACCATGTTTTTCCTTGAAAGTTGGGTTGTTCCCAGAGTTGAAGTATAGAGTCATGGCATGACATTTTTTCTATCACGTGCAAGATTTTTCTTGCATGTGAGACGTTGTTTGGAAATTTTAATTGGAGGAGATTAGCGACGAGCGAGAAGAAGGATTAAGAAAACGATAATAAGGATAATGATAAATATCCAGAACCAGTTATTAGTTACGTGATAGTTAAGATTGTTTCCTGATGGGTTAGGACTTTGAGGAGTATTGGAGGGAGGAATGACAGAGGGAGGAATAACAGATGGAGGAGTATCGGAGGAAGGAATATTGGATGTGGGAAGAATACGGGCACTACTGGCACGATCATTGAAGTCATTAAGGGAGGTTAGATGAGCTGGACCGTCAATGCGGAAAGAGGCACCGTCAAAGTTTTCATTTTCATAGAGGATGATGGTGATACCGGGGGCAACCTTAATTGAGGAGAGACTTCGGAGAGGAAAACCGACATCATTAAAGGATGAGATATCTTGGATTTGAGTGATAGGGACGGAGGTACCACGGAAGTTATCATCCGTGTAGATAATGACGATGGGACAATCTTTCCAAGCGCCATTAAAGTTGAAGTTGGGAAGACAGGGGATGCCATGATCATTCGAGGGAGGAGAGAAAGAGTTAATATCTTCCGGGGAGGGAGTGTCAAGACCCAGAGCGGGAGTTTGAGGTTCAGCTTGAAGGAGAGTGATAGGTTTCGAGAATATAGTAGCGACTTGACCTGATCTTGATACAATAATACTGCTGATTCGATTTTTGATGACTGGATGAAGATCTTTAGATTCATATTCACCCTCTATGGTAAATTTCTTTCCTTTAAATTCATAATCTTCATAAAGGTCAACTTTGACTCCTGGAGCGACTTTGATTGATTGTAGAGCATCATTGGGAAATCCAATTCTATCGATTAAGGGATAATGTCCAAATTCATAAATGGGACGCCGTGTGCCCCTAAATTCGGTTTGCGAATATAATACAGCGAGTGGCATTCGTTCAACTTTAATACTGCTGGTTTTATTGTTGAAGTTTCCAAGTTTATTGTATAATATTGGACCTACTATTTGCATGGAATCTCCTTGAAAACTATAATTTTCATAGAGGGTAACGATAACTCCTGGAGCGACTCTGATTGACTTTAGTTTATCATTGGGAAATCCGATATCATCGATTACGGGATAACGTCCAAATTCATAAATGGAAACTTTTTCGCCCTGAAGTTCTTCCCCCGGATATAAGTCAACGAGTGACGGTAGTAGAACTTTAATACTGCTGGTTTGATTATTGAAATTTAATGCGCCGAGGTCAGATATTTCGGTGGGACCATTTAATATTATGGAACGCCCTTTAAATTCATAATGTTCATAAAGTTGAACTTCGACTTTTGGAGCGACTCTGATTGACTTTAGTTTATCATTGGGAAATCCAATATTATCGATTATGGGATACTCTCCAGGGGATCTAATTACAACCGGATTACTGTCACTATAACCGGTTTCTCGATATAATGTAACGAGTGCCATTATTTTATTTTAATAACAGTTAAGATAATATTATGAGAAAAAAACTCTCTTTCTATTTTTTTAAACTTAGGATCTTTTGGAATTTATTTTAAAAGTTCCAAAAGAGGAGACTTCTTTGGCGGAGTTGAGATTCATTTCTGTTTGATAGGAAGAAAAACCAATCCAGAAATGAGGATAATTATAAGAAGGACGAGAAAAATGGTGATCCAGAGAGGGACTGAAAAGTGTGACGAAAGACCGGAATGTTTTTGGAGACGTCGAAGAGTGGGAGAACATGTTGTGATCTCTCGGAGTCGTTTTTCGGTAAAGATTCGGTATTGGAGCTGTTTCTGGAAAATGGGAGAGATTTCATTACATACTTCACTGGAGCAGACTTGACTTGCTAAGTCGGACGTTACAAGGTGACTTTCCGGTTCTTGACATGGACGGTACCAACAGGCTGGACTTGCAGAGATAGCAGGACTTAACAAGTTAAAATCAGGGTTTGTGGATCTCTGAAGACATCGACAGTCAAGACTGTTCGGATAAGTGGTGCAATAATCTGTCATAGCACGGTCGGCGAGGAAGGGGTTTTCGTTTTTCCAGGTTCGACAGATTTCTCCATCACGTTCTGTCGACATAAAACGACTACATGATGGCATGGGACGACCTGTGATTGAGTTATTTCGACATGTCTTGACTCGTTGAGCGCAGAAATATGGTAGAATGACACCTCGAAGTTGTTCTTCACTGCCGGAGAGTTCACGCCACTTTTCGATATCGTCGAGAGAAGAAAACTGACTAACATGATAGGAGCAAGAAACTGGGACGCCGGTTAAACCGATACCTTGACGATTCATTTCAGGATTGTACCATTCGAAAGAGACAGGTCCCGTGCCTCCAAAGTCAGGACATACTAAGGGGTTTAACTTGGAACAGAGAGGTTGAGAGGTGGCAATACCTCCACAACATATCTGATTTTCATAATGCCAATCGGAGTTTTCACAGATTCCGCGAGGTGTTGAAGGACTATCTTTACAACTACAAGGTCCTGCGACATAAGATTCAAAGGGTGCATCTTGAAGAACTGTCAATGAAACGGTAGACATCGAAGCATTTGAATAGTGGGAAAATTTTTCCGAATGATTTTGAGAACTTGTTTTTGGAGAAAATTTTTGAGGACCTGTTTAAAATGGGACAAGATGAAGCCACGAATAGGGTTTCAATAACTACAAATGCTTTGTTGAGTGTTATGAATACAGCGGCACAGAAATGTACTAACCCTCTAACTCAGGAGCAGGTTAACAGTATTAGAGTGGCGGGAGCCGGATCTGTCTTACGAAATTCTACCATTCGAGCTGGACAGTCAGTAGTAGCAAATTTTTCATGTATTCAAGACTTTGAAAACAATCAAGATGTTAGGCAACAGCTTCAGAATCAGATTGATCAACAAACTCAGAGTATCATTGGATCTCTCAATCTCAGTCTGAAGTCAGCCGATGCCGAGAATATTTCGGAAATTGTGAGTAATCTTGCCACTGAAATTCAAGACAGTTATACTGGTACCTGTGTGTCGTCGGTCTTGCAAAAACAAGTTAATCCTATAGAAGTTGTAGATGGAGCAACGATTGATAATGTTATCTTTGATTTTGACCAGTCGATTCGATCAATGTCAGAATGTGTTCAAAATACAACGAATGTTCAGAAAGCTCAGCAAGAGTTGGAAAACTTACTACGACAGTTAGCCGAAACTCAGAGAAAAGGTATTTTCGATGAGATATTTGGAGCACTCTTCGGCAATATCGCCGGTATTATTATTTTTATCGTTGTTGTTATTGGAATTCTTGTAATTCTTGGTCTTGGAGGATTTTTCCTGATTCGCCTGTTAACTGCACGAAGGTCCAAGTCATAGTCTCATATCGTGGTTCAAGTTCGTGTGTTTCAGATAGGAGCTTTCTGGAAGAGAGTCGAATATCTTTGAAATAGTTGAACAGGTTAACTGTTCAGCTATTTCGTGTTGTGAATTAGTAGTTGCGGCGACGTTTATAGGTATTCTTTGGATACTTACGATAGTAGCCATACTTCTCTTTCTGTTTCTCGGAAGGACAGCTCATTGAGATATCACTTATCGTCGATGAAGGACAGGATGACTCCGTTGAATGGTATGACTGTCCTTTCATCTTCTTCTCCTCCTGCCAGAGGAGCCAGTTCTGAAAGCCATCATCATTCGATTCCTGGCGCCAAATCTTATATTCCCCGGCAAAGTCATTGAGATGAGCATAGTTCTCATTGTTATACGTCTTCCACTTCTGGTAGGCTTTCCGGTCGTCTTTCGGGAGACCAAGTTGGTTACAGTGGAGGAGCCAGTCACAGTATCGGCGGAACTTGCAATAATCTTTGAGACTGGCCGTCTTTCGGAAACGGTTATATCTCTTCCGGTTTCGGTTCGACTTGGCAAAAGAGGAGAGGAGGTACTTCTTGTAGCCAGTCTTTTTGTACTTCTTCCAGGCCTTCCACTTCTTCCAAATTTCCTGATCAGAAAGGGTATAACAGCGCTTCCAGGAGACATAGTCATTATAATAGTAGTTGTCCTGATAGTGACGGACCCAGCATGAGTTTTTCCAGGAGGTGTAGGATTTAAGATTATCATAGTTATCCTCTCCCGCGACATGGTACCAGTCTAAAAACTTGCGAAGCTTGCAGTAAGTCTTATAGTCACAGTGGTCCTTCCAGGAGCGGTAGCGCGAGTCGAGTTTGGGCTCGTTATAGTTGATTTCCTGTTCTTTGGGAACGGGAATCTCACCTTGATTTCCGGGACACAAATCGAAAAAGCCTTTATATTTATTCCAGTCCGCCCCTGCGAATGGAACGAGAGGAGCTTGACCATTTGAGAAGTTCAGAGGACCTCGAAGAGGTGAAACATTAACACCATTATTCCAATCATGTGCAATGAGTTGAACACTGGAACATGCCATGTTTTGAATAGATGATGGAAAAAAAGTTTGCTTTTGTTCTTTCGACAAAAGAAAAAAAAGTTTTATTCTACCTTCCTTGTTGCAAGATTTCAAGATACATTGGAAGATCGGTCCAGTACCACGAAAAGATGTCTGTCTCTCTTTGAGTCTCCAGATGATCTTTTCTCTGAGTATTAATGTATTTTTGGTTATCCTGGAGAAGAGAAATGGCCTGATGAAGTCGTTTCGTCAGAACCTTCTGTTGACGCTTTTTCTCTTGAAGTCGGAAAAGAGTTTCACTATCTTCATAGAGAGAGGCGGCCCACTTGAGAACTTTTCGGGTCGATCGAATATACTCAGATAAGTCAGAGGCCGCTAAAACGGAAAAGACAGCTGTTGAATAGGTGTTCAAGAATGTGTCCGAAAAGAGATTTATCGATCCTGATATCATCCTGGGAATTCGAAGAGAAGTCAGACGTTGCTCGAGCTCCTGGCACATCTCATGAAGAGAGTTTTCAGTGGAAGTTCTCTCAAGAGAATAGTTAAAAGTTTTCAGTCTCTGATTACTTTCCTCGGTTCGGTTTTCATTTACGAGTCGCGTCATCTCGTCAAAGAGATCAAAGATACCTCCGAAGGAGAGAGGCACGTTAAGTCTTCGAAGAGTTATGTCGTCGGAAGAGAGACAGATGTCGGGACTCCGACATGAAAGAACAACTTTACCTGGTTGATCTTTAAGAAATGGACACGGGTACTCTTGACGAATAAACGTCAAGAAGTGATCAAGAGAAACCGATGTCATCTCGGGAGTCAGGGGAAGAGAGTAGCCGAGAGGTTCTTCCATTGTCAGGATGGTTTCAAGAGAGTCGACACTATTAAAGAAGGTCAGAAGACGGCGTAACTCCGACAGAGCGGGATTTCCGGCTTTCATCATTTCCGCAAGAGAGGAACAGAGGAGCTGATAGGCATCATGAAGAGGAAAACTTCGTTGAGGAAAGATAAACTGGTCAATTCCCAAGGAGTAACCATAGTGTTCTCCTTGATACGTAATGTGAGACTTACGAAAGTCAAAGAGAATGGCGAGACGGTCGGTTTCGAGGTATTCTCGTCCTTTTTCCGTTTCATAGGGAAGAGAAAAACGGGAACTCTTGTCATGTGAAGAGAAGAGACATAAGAGGACATTATTGGGTGTGAGAGAGTAGTGTGTAAAGTCACACGTGCGGTGAGCCCATCGGAGGGCGTAGAGAACTTGAAGATAGACTTCTAAAAACTGGGTGGCGGAACAGGACGAACAGTAACTTTCCAGAGTCTCCTGAGGAGAGACATTTTCAAGAAGAAGATAGAAAACGGGATGTCCTTCGGGGAAATTCCGGAAGAGAACTTTGTTCGGAAAAGAGTCAAAGAGAGGACCGAAGGACTGGAATCCGCCATAGACATAAAGAAAGTTTGGAATGTCTCTTCGAAGTTGGTTTGTTCCAAAGAGTCCGATAAAAGTTTCATGAATAAAACGGAACTCATTATCGATAAGACGGACGAGAAAAAAGTTCTCCGTGTCTTTCGGAGATCCGGAAAGGAGATTGAGTCCTTGAGTTGGAACGAGTCGGAGCCAGTGACGGAGCCTCATTCGAGGCGTCGCCCAACCAGGAGTGACGGGATTCACGTAGAAGAGAGAGTCGACGAGACACATGGTCAGAGCCAGAAGATCAGGACTGTAAAAGGTGTCGGGAACAAGAGAGGGAAGTTTTTCCAGAAGTCGGGGGCGATGAGATTCAAGAGACATCAACTGAGGAACACAACAGAGAGTTCGCGACGTGAGGAGAGTCTGCTCACGTTGGATTGTGTTTTCGGTTTCTTGTTGTAAAGTGTCCCAGATCGAAGAAACGAGAGAACGAGCAAATTGGAATCGTTCCAAGATAACATCAGATCGGACGAGTGACATGATTTAAATAGGAAATAAATCTTTGTTTAAGAAGGGTAGATTTATTTCAGTGATTAGGAAAACATCAGATAACGGAAGAATTGTAGACCGGACCAGTACCAGATGTCTGGATCGGGGCGAATCGAAAGATGGTTAATGGCATCGATATCTTCTGAAATTTTGTTGAGTTCCGGAACGAGAGAGGTATAGAGAATTTCTACGATTTCGCGGAGGTGGGGAAGTTCAGACTCCAAGTCGACATCGGAGACAGTCTGACCTGAACACGAGAGAGAGTCAACAAGAAGGTCAAGTTGTTCAATAAGGTCGAGAGTCTTGGCCACATGAAGGACGTACTCTCGATGAGCATTAATTATAGCTTCTGAGAGTAGGATGGAAGAAGGAAGTCCAACAATGTCAACACGGGGAATTTGCGAAAGACGAGTTGAAATTTGGAAGACGAGTTGGCCGAATTTCTTCAGGGCCTGGTCCTTATGATGCTGATAGGGAAACTGAGAGATGACACTTTCAAGAAGTTTAAACTGTCTTCGTCGAGAAAGAATAACAGTCATATCACAGAAGTCAAAGAGGTCTCGAGGAGGATGGACTTGATGAAGACCGAGTTCCTCAATGATTTTCTCATAAGTCAGACACAGACGTTCGCCTTGACAGGAGAGGAGAGGTTCGGATCCCGGCTGACTTCGAAGAAATGGTGTTGCCCAGTTCTGACGAATAAACGTGATAAAATCATCAAGAGAAAGTTGACTTATCTCTGGAGTCAGAGGGAGAATGTAGGTGGAGTCCGACTGCTTTCGGACAATGTCTTCGGGTTTTTCCTGAGGTCGGAAGAAGAGGAGGAGTCGTGATGCCTCGTCGAAGGTGGGATTTCTCGTCTGCATCATCTTAAAGAGAAGCCAATTGAGAAGCTTATATGCGTCATAGAGAGGAAAACTCCGATCGGGATAAATGAAATAAACCGGAACATTCCAAACACCAAAGTGTTGATCGTTATACTGAATGTGAGCTCGACCATAGTCAATGATAGTTGCAATGGCGTCCGTCAGAAGATATTCCGTTCCACGTTCTGTCTCATATGGAATTGAAAAGACTCCCTGGAAAGAGGGAATTTTACGAAGAAGGACATTGTGCATGTGAAGATCGTAGTGTGTAAAGTCGATAATTTTATGAGCTTGACGAAGAGCGTAGAGGATCTGGAGATACTTCTCAAGAAACTGGTCAAATGTGGCATTACGAATATAGTCACCAAAAGATATCGAGGGAGAGATGTTTTCATAGATGATATATTGATAGGACTTTCCCGAACTTCCACACCAGGAGACGACGTCTCGAGTTTCCGGATCAATAAGAGGAGGAGAGCAACGAAATCCACCATAGACATAGGCAAAGTTGGGAACATACTCTCTCAATCGATTTGTGCCGAAGAGACCGACGAAGAGTTCATGAGTGGCGTCTCGATTGGCTTCATCATCTCGGGGAGCTTTAATGACAAACATATCACTAGCTTCTTCAAAGGAGGCGACCATGGCATATCCAAAGGCAGATTCCTTTCCAATACGGCGCAGATGTGAGATCCAGTGGCGAATTCGTTGATGAGACGTGAAAGCTCCCCCTTCTGCCGGAGAAAGATGGATGACAGTGTCTGTGAGACACATTATGGCTAGCATCATCTTTGCATTATAAAACTCCTTTTGAGAGATATTCTTTAACTTTCGAGTGTCGACTCCGAAGAATGTATTTTCAAGGTGTTTAAGTTGTTCAACGGGACAGATAGACGTCGTCTCAAGAATCTCCGCTTCGATTGACATCTGTTTTCTCTCTCCTTCAGAGTATCTTTGTCGAATGTCGGGTTGACGAAATGTTTTAATTCGTTGATCCACGAGGGATTCAATCTCCTCACTGGTTGGAAGTGACATAAATTGATCTTTACAATGAAAGAACATTATTTTTTTCCCAAATTATGACTCTATTTTCTTTGCCACTTTTGTCTTTTATTTCTTACTTTCCTTTTATCGTCTCCTGTCTGGATCAGAATACGTTAGAGTCTCCTCCTCTCTTTCTGCATTGTCGGGATAATACGACGTTGAAGATGTGTCCTCTATCTTCCTCTGATCCATTTTTATCTCGTTCGACACTTTCTTCTTTTCCTCCGAGTTTTTATCTCCTTCTTGGAGTGTTGTTGAATCTTGTGTTGACGACGATTTTATGTTTCTGTCGGTCTCGCCGGATGTCAAAGCAACTTTCAGATTTGGAGACAGAAGCCATAATTTCAGAGTTACCCGCGCTTCTTCGAAAGCGTCTTCCTCCTCCCCGGGAAGAGTCGGAAAAGGAAGTCTATGAAATCGTCTATCAGACGTTTGAGAAATTGCTGACTCAAGCCTGGAAAGAAGCTAATCAGGATTCTCTTCAGATTAAAAGTGACTCTCCTCTCCGGAAACGATGCTGATTGTTTTAAAACCATATCTGATAACAGATTATCAGATATGGCTTTGACAGGTCTTTTTTCCGACTTTCAGAACATCGATGTCTTTGAAGAAATTCGGGAAAACATGAAACGAGAGGAACTTCGACAGTTTAATTCTTCCTTTTTTTCGAAAAGGAGAAAAAAATGAAAGAAGAGAGATTCTCAAAGTTAAAATGGAGATAAGAAAGATTGTTCAGTTAAAATGGATCCGACGGAACTTCTTTGTGAGATACGTAACAGTTTTTCTCGGTCTCCTCCGGAGATAACTTCAGATCTTCTTCCGCCTCCATATTCTCTTCCTTTAAATCGACGTCCGGTTCTCGAGAAGAATATTGTTATAGCTCCAACGATGTGTGATCGGCCCGATGAGCGTATCTGTGATATTGAGAAATATCATGAACTTTTTCAGATGAAGTCGAAATATAATGATCAGGATAAGGAGTATCTGAAGGCTCGGGCTCGGACCAATCCGTTTGAGGAGATTGGGCGCTCGATTTTTATGAATCGGGCGGCGATTAAACTTGCTAACATTGATGCAGTGTACAATCTGACACAACATTTTGGAGGTCTGATGAAGAAACATGTTGATGAAATTTTCACCTTCTGTGACATTGCTGCCGGACCGGGAGGTTTTACACAGTACTTACAGTTTCGCTGGCCCAACTCGATGGGATATGGTATTACCTTGAAAGATGAAAATGATTGGAACCGTTCCAAACTTGACTTGAGTCGATTTAGTATTTTCTATGGTGATGATGGGACGGGTGACCTCTACACCAATTGGCAGGGATTTGTCACTCACGTTCGAACGAATGAGCCAGATGGTGTTGATCTCATTCTTGGTGATGGAGGATTTGACATTGAGAGGGAGGCATCCAAATTCGAGGAAGCCGAGCGTCCTCTAACTCCGACGACACGTTCCTTTCGGTATCAGTGTCAGGAGTTTTTGTCAAGTCGTCTCATCTTGTGTCAGATTCTGGTTGCGTTGAAAGTTCTTCGGACGGGGTGTACGTTCGTCTGTAAAGTCTTTGACACGGTGACTCCGATCTCGGCTCAGCTTCTCTTTCTTCTCGCCTGTAGTTTTGACTCTCTCTCTATCTTTAAACCGGTGAGTAGTCGGCCGGCCAATTCCGAGCGCTATCTCATTTGTCAAGGTCTCCGGGAAAACATTGAACCTTATGCTGATCTTCTGGCGGAGGCTAATAGTGCGTACACCGCGACACATAATGTCGTCTCTCTCTTTGATACACCTCTTCCCGAGGACTTTCTCAAGTGGCTCTATCAGGAGAACATGCGCAGTATTAACCGACAACTTGAAGCTGGAGAGCTTCTTCTTCGTTACTGGAATGGAGAAAACGTTTCCATTCCTCGATATAATCTTCATAAGGCCCTGATTGTCTGGAACCTTCCAGATAATCGACCCTCTCGGAGATCCCGCATCAAGATTTAGCTTTGTCTACTGTCTACGTTGAAAATAGTTATATGTTCTTCCTCCAAAAGAACATATAACTGTCGGGATATCAAGTTTTCTTCGTTCTTGATCAACGAAAGAGTAGACGAGACACTTGCATAATTCCAATTTTCATTTTCTGAGATAATAACTCTGACAGAAGAATTTCTTTCTCAGTTTTAACAAGGAGATATTATAAGAGAGCTGTAATCAAGTTGATATGTCTCCAAAATCTATCAACTTGATATGTGTTGGATATTTATCAACATTGATATGTGTTGGATATTTATCAAGTTGATACAACTCCAATATTTTATCAACTTGATATGTGTTGGA